TGCTTCGTCTCCCTACGCCGCTACACCAACAGCACCGGCGGGTGGACCTGCGCCGAGGGCTGGCACAACGCGATGGCACCCTTCGGTACCGTCCCGGCCGAGATCGACGACGAGGGCATCATGCGCGCCCAGGCCGCCGAGGCCGACCACGGCGACCCGCGCTGGCCGACGCACTGCGAGCGGGGCTGCGGCTACGCCTTCACCGAGGCCGACCGCTGGCAGATGTTCACCGACCGCGGCTACGTGAACCCGGCCACCGGCCAGACCTACGCCAAGCGGGACTTGCCGCCAGGAGCGACCTACAGTGCGCTGTGGTACCGCAAGTTCTACGACAAGCAGACCCCTCCGGATGACGGCATTACCCTGTGCGTGAAGTTGCCCAACGGCTCGGACTGGTGTGTCGACTCGCAGGCGTCCAACTGCGACCGCAAGGGTGAGGAGCACTCGTGCTGGGTGCGCGAGGGCGACCCGCGCCAGTGCAACGTTACGGTCGGCAAGGGCGGCAATGCGGGGGCCAACACCTGTACCGCCGGGGCGGGCTCCATCCTTTCCGGTGACTACCACGGGTTCCTCACCGCTGGTGTGCTCACCGCGGGCTGAGCAGCTGCCCGTTTGTGGCGTGTCACATGCTCCAGGTGACAGCGGGCGCTAACGTGGGCGTGAGCAGCGGACCGCGCCGCTGACCCGGGTAGAAGCAAGAACGCGCGGACGACGGCACGCCCAACCTGTGGACGCCGCGGCTACCAAGAGCCCACCCACAGGAGCACCCCACATGCAAACCGTCATCATGACGAACCCCGGACTGCCCGGCGATGAGCGAGCGGTCACCACACCTGAGGCATTCGAGCAGGTCTGGTCCGGTAAGGGCTGGGAGCTCGTGCAGGACTCCCCTGCCGACTCGCCCACCCCCAAGACCCGGCCCGCACGCAAGGCCGCCGCACCCAAACCCAAGCCCGCCCAGGCACCCGTGACCGACCCCGAGATCGGAGCCTGACATGGGCATGTTCTTCCGCCGCGGCACCACCGGCGTCCGCTTCGTCCCCACCATCGTGGCCATCGCCGCACCCACCGCCGCTGAGCTCACAGCCGGAACCGACCTCCGCGCGGCCATGGCCGCGATGGAGGGCTTCGAAACCTCGCTGAACCGGATCAACCAGCCGTTGCTGAAGTACAAGCAGGAGGTCCAGATCGACGGCCCCCAGCAGTTCGGCGACGCCAAGATCACCCTCATCGAGGACGACGGCACCGGCGCCACCGGGGACGACCTGGAACGCAAGACGATCTACACCGCGCTGGCGGAGCAGGCCACCGGGTTCATCGTCATCAACCCCGCGGCCAACTCGTTCGTCGCCGCGGCCAAGGTCGAGGTCTGGCCCATCCGGATCGGCTCCAAGAACCGGTCCTTCTCCCTGGATGCCGAGCCTGCCCGGTACGTGTGCGAGCTGGCGATCACCGGGGCCCAGGACAAGAACGCGGTCGTCGCCGCGTAACCCCCGTTCCCCCGACCCCACCTGTCGCCGGTGCGTGTCCACCCGCAGGGCCCTTCCCTCGCCTGTCCGTCGGTCATCGGGCCGTTGGCGGGACCCGGGCGGGCACGGCCCGGGTTCCGCGTGCGGGCACACGCGCCCCGCGGCCGGACACGCCCGGCGGTGGTGGGGTCGGGTCCCGCCCAGCCCACAAGGGGGGTTCCCGGCCCGGGAACCCCCAGCCCAACCAAGAGGAGCCCAGCGATGACCGCACGTAAGCCCACCACCAGGAACCCGGCCCGCAAGGCCACCGCACCCAAGCCGGCTGCCGTGGCCACAGCAGCCCTTGTACCGCCCAGGGTGCCGACCGACCGGCTCGGCAAGCTACCCCGCCGGGTCACCGTCGGGATCTACCTGGACGACACCGCCGTCGCAGCAGTCGTCGACGCCGACGCCGACCTGACCGCCGCCCGGGAACGCCTGGACGCCTCCAGGCCCCGCCGGATCGCCGAAGCCCGCGCCGCCGCCACCCCCGAAGACGTCATCGGCCAAACCCTGGTCGACCAGGTCCACGACCTCGACGCGCAGGCTCTCGCCCCCCTCGAGGAGGCCGCCACCGCCGCCCTGGACGCCCTGGACGCCGCCACCAGGTGGTTCACGTTCCGCGGCCTGGGCCGCACCCCCTACCGCGAGCTGCTGGAGAAGCACGCCGCCCGCGACGTCGACGACCAGGTCATGGCCGACCTCGGCCAAGGCGACAACGCGCCGTACAACCTGGACACCTTCCCGCCTGCCCTGGTCCAAGCGGCCAGCATCGACCCGGTCCTTGACGGCGACGACATCGCCACCATCTTCGACGGCGACACCTGGAACGGCGTCGAGGTCAACACCCTGGTCTCCTACGCCCAGCTGGCGCAGTCCCAGGCGCCGGTGGCCGACCCGAAACGGCACCGGGGCTGATCGGGGAGCTCATGCGCACGGACCAGGGCGACTACCAGGGTGACGACGGGACCATCACCGTTGCCCTGGCCGCCCTGGACCGCCCCGGGTTCGACGCCCTGGTCGAAGCCCACCCGCCCACCCGGGCGAAGGACCTGTGGCAGGAAGCCACGTTCGCCCCGGCGCTGATCGCCGCGTCCGTCACGTCCTGGTCGGTGGGCTGGGCCGACGAGGACCCGCACCAGCTCGGGCGCATCGACGTGGCCACCGCACGCACCTGGTGGGACGACTGGCCGGTCGACGCCGCCGAAGACCTCTTCACCCGCTGCGTGAACCTGAACATCACCAGCATCGAGTGGGCCCGCCGCCGCCTGGACCGCGACCCGCGCCTGGCCGCTGAGGTCGCCTACTGCGCCGGCGCCGGCATCCCCCACTCAGCCTTCCTGGGCTGGGCTGAGCGGGACCAGGACCTGGCCCTGGCCGACAAGGTCCGGGCGGCTGACCGGTGCCCCGGCTGCAACGTCCCGGCCGACCTGATGGGCGACCCGGAGGCCTTCGAGGTGGTCTCGCAGGCGTGCGTGCACTGTGAGGCCAAGGCCCTGGCTGAGGCGTCCATCCCCGCCGAGCACCGGCACCGCTACCACCACCACCTCAAAGCCACCGGCCACGTCGACGACCAGACCCGGGGGGCCTGAGTCATGGGCGTTCGCGTCATTGGTGTCCGGATCACCGCGTCCGACGCTGACCTGGACCGGCGCCTCGCCCACGCCAGAACGTCCATCGCGTCCTTCGCCCGGGACGTGGAGACCGGGCAGCGGGGCGCGACCAAGGCCATGGCGGGCACTGAGGCCGCCACCGCGAAGCTCGGGGCAACATCGGAGCGCACCGCGGCGAAGTCCCGCACGTCCTCACGGTCCACAGCCACTGGCATCCAGGCTGTGGGGATCGCAACGGCGAAGGCCGCCGACGAGGCCGATCGGCACGCCAGGATGGCCCTGCGCCTGTCCGAGTACTACTCCGTCGGTAGTCTGCGGGTAGCCGCCGGGCTCGGGTTGGGTGCGGCCGCGGCCTTCATGTTCGGGCGTCAGCTGCTCACCGCGTTCGCCGGCGGCATCCAGCTGTCCGCTCAGTTCGAAGCCCAGATGCGGAACGTCAACTCCATCACCGGGATGACCGAAGCCGCCTACGGCGCCCTCTCCCAGAAGGTCCTGGACCTGTCCACGACCCTGCCCCAGGAAGCCACCGTCCTGGCCGCCGGCCTGTACGACATCGCCTCCTCCGGGTTCCAGGGCGCGGCCGGCCTGCAGGTCCTCGAGGCATCCGCACGGGCCGCCTCCGCGGGCATCAGCACGACCGCTGTGGCCGGGCAGGCCATCTCCGGGGTCCTGAACGCCTACGGCCTGTCTGCGGCCAGCGCGAAGGACGTAAGCGACACCCTGTTCCAGACCGTGAACCTGGGCGTCCTGACGTTCGACCAGCTCGGCCAGGGCATCGGCGACGTCATCGGCACCGCCGCCGCCGCCGGGATCAGCATCGACGGCGTCGGCCAGGCCATCGCCACGATGACCAAGGCCGGGATCAAACCAGCCGAAGCCTTCACCGCCCTGAACCAGCTGATGGCCCAGATCATCACCCCCGGCGACGCCCTCGCCGCGGTGTTCAAGTCCCTGGGGTACGAGTCCGGCGCGGTCGCACTAAACAGCAAGGGCCTGTCCGGGGTGATGGCCGACCTGCAGAAGGTCACCGGCGGCAACGTCACGACCATGTCGGCCCTGTTCACCGACATCCGGTCCCTGAAGGGCGCCCTGGCTTTGACTTCCGACCAGGGCAAGCTGTACACCGGCGTAATCGCCGGCTGGTCGGCCGCGCACGCAGGTGCCGGGGCCACCGCGGTGGCGTTGGCCGAGCAGATGAAGTCCGCGTCCGCCCAGTGGGCCCTGGTCACCAACGCGGTCAAGGCCGGGACCATCGAGGTCGGCCTGCACCTGCTGCCGGTGCTGACCACCCTGATGAAGGCCATGATGGACCTGGCCCGGGGGGCGGCACCCGACCTGCAGGCCGGGGTGCGGGACCTGACGCCCCTGTTCTCCGCGTTGTGGGCCATCGGCGTGGACGTGGTCACCATGCTGCGGACTATCGGCCAGGTTGCCGCACCAGCCGTTGGTGCCCTCGCGGCCCTGGCCGGTGGGGTCGTCATCGAGACCTTGACCAAGCTCGTCCAGGTCCTGGCTTGGGCGACCGGTGAGGTGGCCGACCACAAGGAGGTCGTCCTGGCGTTGGCCGCCGTGTATGCCGCGTCCCTGCTGCCCTCGGTGGGCGCGGTGACGATCGCGTTCAACCGGATGATCCTGACCCCCGTCGTGTTGGGTCTGGCCTCGGTGAGGACGGCCGCTGAGGGTGGCACGGTTGCCCTGAAGGCCATGACCGCGTCGATACTCACCTTGCAGACCGTCGCCACCCTGGGCCTGGCTGCGGCCCTGTTCGCGGCGTTCCGCGGGTTCACGGCCCTGGACGACGCGGCCGCCAAGGCCAAGGACACCTTCGAGAAGATGGGCACCGGCATCGACGTCCTGGACCCGGCCAAGATGCAGGCCGGGATCGACACCCTGATGAAAGTCATGGTGTCAGCGAATGAGGTCGGGAAGCAGTACACCGGCGTGTTGGGAATGATCAAGAGCGCATGGTCTGAGACTGCGGGCGACGGGTCCGTCGGAAAGATCGCCGAAGACGGGAAAGCCGCCGCTGAAGCCTTCACCCTGGCGAATCAGCGGTTCAAGAACGCAACCACGAACCTGGCCGTCCTGCGGGGCCAGACCAATCTGACCGACGACGCGCTGATCAAGCTCGCGAAGAACCAGGGCATCGACCTGACCAAGGCACCCAAGGACATGGGCGACGAATACACCAAAGTGACCAGCTACGTCCGCGACCTGGAGAAGCAGACCGGGATCAGCGCCAAGGCCATGGGTGGGCACATCGGCACCGACATCGAGGCCATGAAGGCCTTCGCCGACGCGATCCAGGCCGCCCAGGACAAAGTCTCCAAGTCGTTCACCGCCGGCACTGACGTGCTGGGCACGTTCGACCCGGTCGCGGCCGCCGAGAAGGTCAAGACCGCGCAGGAGACCCTGGACAAGGCCCGCCAGGCCCAGGCTGACGCTGCGGGCAAGGTCGGCGCCAAAGGCGCCACCACGGTGGCCCAGCAGCAGCAGCTCGCCAGGGCTGAGCAGGCCGTCCACGACGCCACCGGCAAGTCCGCCGCCAAGCTCGGCAAAGCCCGCCAGGCCCTCTCCGACCTGCAGGCCCGCCTGGCCGCCAAGGGCAAGACCACCGCAGCTGATGGTGAGCAGCTGGCCAAGGCCGCGGACGACGTCGCCAAGGCCCGCACCGACCTTGCCGCAGCCCGGGCCGCGTCCGGGACCGCGGGGCTGCGCGCCGCCTACGCGACCAGCATCGCGGACGCGACCAGGTTCTCCCGTGACCTGACCACGGCCACCGCCAAGGGCCTGGACTACCGGGTCGTGGCCAAGCTCCTCGAGCAGGGCCCCAAGACCGCCGGCCCGATCCTGCAGACGATCCTCTCGGATCATTCGGGGGCGATGATCAAGATGGTCAACGACTCCGAGTCGGCGCTGTCGGCCCTGAACGTCATCGTCGTGGCCCAGGCCCGGCTGACGGCGATCGCCGTGGCCTCGTCGACCGACCAGGCCATCCGTGACCTGCCGGCCGCGATGCAGATCCAGCAGGCCGCGATGCTCGACAAGGGCAAGGTCACCCTCGAGCAGCTGTCCCGAAAGCTCGGGATCTCCCAAGCCGAGGTCAAGCGGATCGCCGACGCCAACGGCATCAACATCGCCGCGGGTCTGGCGCCGGCCCAGGCGGCGATCGACAAGGTCGGCAGGGGCGCCCGCGGCAAGGTCAGCGTCGACACCACCGGGGCCTCAGCCGCGGTGACCAACCTCGGGCGCCAGCTGGACATCCTGGACGCCCGCACCGTCACCATCCCCGTGTCGCTCAGCTTCGGTAAGGGCCTGGAGGGGTTCCCGGGCAAGGCTGCGGACAACGTGATCGTGCCCAACCCGCTGGGGCCGTTCGCGCCGAAGAAGCCCAAGTGGGGCGGCTCTGAGGGCGGCGTGGTCCCGGGCATGTTCCTGGGTCCGAAGGTCGACAACGTGACGATCCGGGCGAACCCGCGCGAGTACCTCCAGTCCGTCGCCGCGCATGACTTCTACGGCACCGCGTTCATGGACGCAGTGAACAAGCGGCGCCTGCCTCGGTATGCCGACGGTGGCGCGCTGGGCTCACGGGTGGCCTCGCCGTGGGGCGGCGGCGCGGTCCAGGTCGTCAAGGTCCCCATCAACGAGACCCGCACCCGCACCCACGAGTTCTCTCAGCACATCGAGCACGCCACCTTCACCGACCGGGATGACGGTCTCCGGGCGCTCGACGAGCAGGTCCGGATCCGCAACCTTGGGAGCCAGTAATGGCGATCGCCGACCTTGACGCGTCCGTGCGGATCCTCACCTCGGCCGGCGCCTTGGTGTTGGACCTGACCGAAGCGGCCGGGTACGACCTGGTCGACCTGGGTGTCCCGGACCGCACCTGGCGCCGGGTCACTGCGACATCCCCATTCGTCGACGGTGAGCACCTGGTCGCCGCCGTCCTGGAGGCCGGGGCGCACACCATGGCCTACCGGGTGTCCGGGGCCAACTGGGGGCAGGTCCAGGACCGCCGGCAGGCCATGGTCGACGCGGTCGAGGCGTGGGCGTGGCTGCTGGAGGTCACCATTGGCGGGGTCCGCTACCTGTGGGCCGCGTCACGGGCCGACTCGTCCGGGCCGTTGGAGAAGTTTGCGGCGATCGCCGGTCAGAACGTCATCACGATCAAGGTCCCGGTCCAACCAACCCCGACCATCAGCTGAGGAAAGGAAAGTCGCCGTGCATCTTCCCGACGCTCAGGTCCACATCGCCCTGGAGGCGCTGTGGCGTTCCGGGGGCACCTGCTACGCCGGGCTGTCCATCACGGTCCCGGACGAGCACGTGACCGCTGGCTCGGTGACTGAGGTGGTTGCGGCGTCCTACCAGCGGGTCGCCCTGGCTACCACCGCCGCCGGTTTCGCTGCGGCCGCAGCCCGTGCCATAGAGACGGTCGTGGACACCACCTGGGCCGCGCCCGGCGCCTACGACTGGGGGGTGCTGCTCGCGATCGTGCTGTGGTCCACGGCCACGAAGGGCACCGGGGTCCCGGTCGGTGCGGTGCGCCTGGCTGAGGGCGGCGTGTACGTCGAGGCTGGCGGGTCCGCACCGGACGCCCCAGCTGGTCTGATCCGATTCGAAGCACTATGACACCCAAGGAGATCCACTGATGGCGATAACAGCAAAACTATTCGGGCTGGCGATCAAGTCGTTGGCGAACAAGGAGATCGACTGGGACACGGACACCGTCAAGGCGGTCCTGTGCTCCGCGACGTACACGCCCGACCAGGATGCGCACCAGTACGCATCGTCCCTGACGAACGAGCTCGCGGGTGGCGGGTATGCGCGGGTGACCCTGGCGGGGAAGACGACGACGTACACGGCGGGCACGAACACTCACATGCTCGACGCCGCGGACTTCTCCTTCCCCGCCCTGACGGGCACCTTCCGCTACCTCATCTACCTGATCGACACGGGGGTCGCGGGCACGTCCCCGCTGGTCGCCTACGTGGACTTCGGCGCCGACCAGACCGCGACTGCTCAGGACGTCAACATCACACTCGACGCCGCCGGCGTCGTGTCCGTCGTCGTCGCGTGACGCACCCCACTACCTCGGAGGTTTGACATGGCTCAACACATTGCCCGCGTGAGCGCGGTTGCTGCGGCGTCGGCTGCGGCCAAGACGGTTCTGCAGGTCGTGGCCGGCACGGTGCGCCCACTCATCAAGGCCTGGGAGGTGTCCTTCGACGGCGCGGACTCAACCAAGACCCCGGTGCTGGTGGAGCTGATCCGGCAGACCACCGCTGGCACGTCCTCAGCGCTGACGTTGGTCAAGCACGACGAGGCGTCTGAGGCTGCGATTGCCACGGCGTTGCAGACGTTCACCGCTGAGCCGACCGCTGGCGACATCCTCGCATCCGTCTACCTGTCCCCTGCGGGTGGGATCTACTCCTACCAGTTCCCCCTCGGTGACGAGCCCCCGGTGGCTGCGTCGGGTCGGATCGGCATCCGGGTCACCACTGTGGTGGGGTCGGGCATGCCGAACGTCGCAGCGTGGCTCAAGTTCTTGGAGTAACCACATGGCTGTTGCTTTTGTTAGAAACCACACTTCGGGTGTAACCCAAACAGGTGGAACGACGATTGCGGCCACCATCGCCACCGCCGACGTGGCGATTGGAAACGTGCTGGTCGCATGGATGGCCTTCGACAACGCCACCACTACTACCCCCACGGTCAGCGGCCTGAGCAAACCGGGCGGCGAAACTAACTCGTGGGCACGGATCGGCGCAGTTGACTCCGCGAATGCGGGCAGTGCCACCGGTGTGCGCGGCGAGATGTGGGCCATCAAGACGACCGTTGCGTGGGCGGTTGCAACCGCTGTCACGGCGACTCTTTCGCAATCCCGGGCATCCAAGGCTATCTTGCTGTCGGAGTTCTCCGGTGTTGACGTCACGCTGCGTGGCACCGTTGGCGCTGGAAACACCACGAACACCACGACCTCCCCGCCTACCGCCTCAACTTCGGGCACGGCTCTGGTCGCGGGCGACCTGGTGCTTGGTGGGGCGGCGCTTGACTTTGGCAGTTCTGCAACCGTTACCGCCGACGCCGACACGTCCAACGGTTCATGGGCGGGCGCGGCAGTCGCGTCCACCGGCAACAACTCCAGCAGTTCAGTCACGGCCACCGTGCAGCACAAGATCGTCACCGCTACGGGCGTGCAGACATTCAACCCCACGTTCAGTGCTTCGTCTGACGCAGGCGTAGTTGTTGCCGCCCTTGTGGCCCAAGTTGTTCCGGTGCCCCCGCGTCGTGCCACCATCGTCGCCTCACAGGCGGCCCAACGCGCCTCAAGGTGGTAACCAATGGCCGGACGTAGGGCAGGCAGAGGGTTCCTCCTCAAACCGGGCCGTCCGCTCTACCGCAAGACCCTTGCCCGCACTCTGAGGTTGTTGCTGCGCACCAACCTGATCACGAACCCGTCCGCCACCGCCAGTACGTCCGGGTACGGCATCAGCGCGGGGGTCGGCGGTGTTGCCGCGATCACTCGCCCGCTGACAGGCGGTCGCAACAATGGGCCGTACGCTCGCGCAACGTGGTCGACAGCGCAGACCGGCACTCCCGGCAACGCCGGGTTCTTCATCACCCCGCGGCCTTCAGCCTCACCGGGGGAGTATGTGTCGGGTCGGGTGTGGGTGCGGTCCTCGATCACCCAGCGGATCACCTTGTACCTCCAGTATCTGAGCGCCACCTTTGTCGACTTGCTGTCGACGAACTCTGCTCCTGTCGTCCTGGTCGCGGATACCTGGACTGAGCTCACGCTGCCTCAAGCGTCCGCCGCACCAGCAGGCACTACTCAGATACAGACGCTGTTCTACGCCATCAACGGGACCGGCGCTCAGCTGTGGCCGATCGGGGCGACGCTCGACTTCGACGAGGTGATGGTCACCAAGGGTCTCCCGTTCGCCCTCGGCCCTTACTTTGACGGGTCGAGCTCAGCGTCAGCAGACGCGACCTACGCATGGACCGGCACGGCGGATGCCTCGACGTCGACGGAGTCGGGTTCGGTTCTTGCCATCCCTGCAGCGACTGCCACTGCGAGCGCGCCACCACCCAAGATCCCGCTGCTACTCGCCGCACCCGCAGCCCACGCCACTGTCTCGGCCCCGGTGCCGTTCCTGTCGATGGCGCTCGTCGGGTGGACCGCCGACCAGTCGCAACGCACCCTCCTCGACATTGTGTCCACCACCGGGGAGCTGGACTACACCCCGCCGCTAATGCTCCCACCCGCCGGGATGGTCGAGCGGCCCATCGTGCGGGACAGCATCATCCTGGACCCGGCCGACGTGGTCATCGACGCGAACGGTCGGGCCCGCGCCCCAGCCGGGTCCTACACCGTGGTGGGCGGCACCGTGGGCGTGCCGCACCTGCTCATCGGCGGCCGGGACGTCACGTACTACCGGGGGGTGCCCGCCGGGCTCGGGCGGGACCGTCAGGAGGGCCCGTTCGGGGACTGCACCCTCTCGCTGGACCTGCCGTGGCTGACCCCGTTCGACAACCCCGGGGCCGGTGCCCTGGCCTGGCTGAAGGCCGGCGCCCCGGTGGAGATCATCCTCAAGAACGGGGCGGTCACCAAACACGTCTGGGCTGGTCACCTGGTCTCCGACGACGGCGGCAACGACGAGCACGCCGCCCGGACCACCTGGGCGGCCTCCGGTGCCCTGTGGCAGGCCTCCACGTTCGGTCACCGGGTGCCCACGATCATGGACCCCACTGACATCGGCACCGTGATCGCCCGTTCCCTGAACGGGGTCGTCGCCCGGCGTTACCCGAGCCTGAGAGCCCCCGCGACCGGGATCAACACGATGGCCCGCGGCAGTAGTGACGACTCTGAGATGGCCTACGTCCAGTCGCTCCTGGCCACCGCCTGGACAAGCTCGACCCAGTGGACGGTCGCCAAACGGGTCAACACCGCCCGCACGTACGACATCAAGCTCAAGGACGTGGCCACGGTTCACCACACGGTCACCGTGGGCGCCCCCGGCGTGGACGTGACCCTCTCACGGGACCTCACGTCGACCGCCAACGCCCTGTTCGGCCGCGGCATCGCCCCGTCGGGGTTCGCGTGGGCGGGTTGGTGCTACCCGAACTTCATGGCCGACGACGCGCCCGCCTACCCGTACGCCTCCGGGGCGACCGTGATGAGTATCGGGGACAGTGACGGCGGGACGCTGACCGGTGACGGCGTTTCGGCCTGGCAGCGGCGGGTCAACGAGTTGAACCTGACCGGGAACGTCGGCGTGGACGGGGTGTACAACTCCGGCGACGCGGCCGTGTGCCGGGGCATCCAACACGCTTACGGGCTCCTCGTGGACGGTATCGTCGGCCCGCAGACGTGGGATGCGACGTTCGCTGTCGGCTCCTCCGGCGGGGACCTGACGGGGGCATACCGGCGGCCCCTGGCCATCGACCCGGCCACCGAGCCGAACCTGTACACCCCGACGGGGGCTATCGCCGGGCCCAACCCTGCGTATGCGGGTGCGATGCGCTGGGAGCGTGACACCGACTACGGGCCCGGTGTCACCAAAGCTGAGGCCACCGCGTCGGCAGTCTTGGAGCTGGCCCGGGACAAGGACCCCGCCCTGACCGGCACCATCACCCTCACCACTGACCCCCGCGAGGGCTCCAGGTTCTACGCGACCCCCGGCCAGAACATCCAGGCCCTGGGTTACAACGGGACCAACCCGGTCCTGCACGTCGCCGCCGTCGACCGCGACTGGGCGGCCCTAACCGTCACCCTGGCCGTGGATGAGCACGCTAGGGACGCCATCACATGGGCCGCCATCCGGGGCCGGGACAAGGAGGCGATGCTCGACCCCGCCCGCCGGCCCGGGCGCACCAACCGGCGGTCCCGTCAGGACCAGGACCAGATCGTCCCCTTCGACGGCGAGAGTGATGGGGGAATCATCCCCCGGCACGCCATCTACGGCGGCCTGTGGACGGTCATCCACATCCCCCTGTCCGAGGCCGGTCAGGTCGCGAAGCTCGACGTGCGGTCCCAGTCGCCGGCGGCGCCGTTCTGCATGGCGTTCTTCGCCGGACCGGTCACCCCAGCCCACCTTGTCCGGCTCGTCGGCGACCCGCTGTCGGGCACCAACCCGTTCGGGCGCACCGAGGCCGCAGCTGACGCGTTGGACGACCTCGGGCTGATCGAGGCGCTCGGTGGGCCAGGGTCGGCTGCCGGGTACTGGCCGGGCCAGGAAGGCTCAGGAAGCCTGACCGGGCGGTTGAAGGACACCGGTGGTTTCACCTACAACAGTGTCAAGGGTGGCTGGGTGTGGGTCGCTGAGTGGTCCCCGACGTCGACGTTCATCAGTGGTCGGATCTACCCGGCACCGATCCAGTGACCTGGTCGGAGTGGATCCAGGCACCGGACTACCTGACCGCACCGGACGCCCTGAACGCCCCCTATTACGGTGTCATGGACTCCGACGCCACTGACTACGCTCACTCGGGTGGCCCGGTCAACACCGCGACCGTCGTCGCAGGGTTGCAGACAATAGCGGCAACCGGCGCCAGCCCCTTCGATCCGGGCGGCAACACGAACATCCGAGCTAGCGTCATTGGGACCACGGAGCAGAACCCCGAAGACTTCGGCGGCTATCACCATGACTGCGAGGTCGCGTTCGCGCAGACCGTCGCCAACCTGACCATCCCCACCGCCACCATCCTCGCAGCGCGAGACGCCTACCCTCCGACGCTGTCCGCGCTCACCGAAGGTGTCGACTTCACGCTCATCCCCGACACCAGCGACTTTGTGGAGTACGAGCCGACCTCGAGCACCCTGATCGGGTGGCAGGACTGGGTTGTGCCGCTGCGCTGCGTCGAGACTTTCAACGGCATGGTCGTCCCGCAGGCCGCGCCCGTCCGTGTCGCCTACGCCGACCCACCCATCACAGACTGGGCATTCGGGGGCATCCCGCCCTGGCAGACCTACGGTGCAGGCACTGAGCTCGCCACCCTCACCACGGCCCTCGGCGCCCCCGGTGACTACGTCACGACCGGCGTGGACTGGGGTGTGGTCAGCCGGGACACCACTGCCAATGTCACGATCCCCCTGTCCGTGATGGGTGTTGCTGCGGCGGTCTCCCTGTTCATGCAAGCCACCCACCTCGGTGGCGGGGCTGTGCCGGGTGTGGTCGATGTTGGTGGCGGACCTGCGGGCGGGATATGGGGCGTCGAGTCCAACCTCGACCACACCGTTCCCATGCAGTACGCCTACCGGATGCCCCGGTTCCGGTACTGGAAGATCACCCCGGCACCGTCAGCGATCCCGCTGCGTCAGGTCCAACGCGACGACGGCCTCGGCCGCTCCGTGGTCCGCGCCCGAGGTACTCACTCCGTGCAGAAGTCCATCCGCCAACGCGGCTACCGGTGAACGGCGCCGCCCCAGCCTGAGCGTCCGGCACCTTCCCACGGCGGGTCAGGCGCGCGCCAAGGCAACCCCCGCCCTACTCTGGTCGTGTGGCGTACCCGATGCCACACGAGACACCCACGGGCAGGAGAGCGACGTTGTCCCCCTCACAGACGCCACCCACCGACCTCTCACACGGGCCCCTCAATACCCCTGGAAGGTGCCGCCAATGACCGACGCTCCGATATGCCCGTTCGTCAATAGGGGCGGTCACTCCCCACTTGACCCGAGCGCCAACGTCGCCGACCTTGTCGAGGGGGCGACAAAACGGCTCGACGACCTGCGAGACGTAGAGCACAAGGCCAACCAGCGGGCACACAAGTCCGCGCGGCATGAGGTCAATACTCAGGCGAAGACGCTCCGGCGCGAGATGAAACTACGCGCCCGGTACGAGGCGAAGCTGAGCCTGGCCGAGTCCCAACGCCTCGACTCCATCCGCAACGTCGACGTCGCCGCCTCTGCTGCGGACAGGTTGGTGCAGGAGACAAGGGCGACCACACTGGCCACCGCACAGAACGCCTCAGCCGAGGCGCTGCGTGGGCAGGTTGCCACGACCGCTGCCGCGCAGACCATCGCCTTGGACAACAAGATCGCCCCGGTCCAGAAGGACGTCTCCGACCTGCGCGAGACACAGTTCAAACAGCAGGGTGAGCGGGCTCAGGCCATCGAGTCCAGGGTGGACAGCCGAGACGCCGCCGCAGAGATGAAACCGATCATCGACGCCTTGGAGAAGCTGACGTTGGCTCAGGCCCTGGCTGCCGGAGGCAAGGCCCAGAACGTGGAGTCCCGCGCCCGGTCGGGCAACGTCGGCCTCTGGGTCGGTGTGGGTGTCGCCGCCATCAGCGCCGTCGTCGCGTTCTCATCGATGCTGCTCGCTGCCGCCGCGATCATCGTGACCGTCCTGCTGACCAAGTAGCCCCCACAAGCTCCTTTTCAACCCCGCGAACACCCACTCAGGAGGTAAGCCAATGTCCGAGATCCTCAGCCCCAACAAGTACACCGGCAGACGGGCCGCCATCCGCCTGGTCGTCCTGCACACCATGGAGGTCGACGAGCTCGGCTCCGCAGCCGAAGCCGTCGGCCGTGCCTTCGCCAACCCCGCCCGCCAAGCCTCCGCGCACGTCGGCGTCGACACCGACTCCGAATGCCGCTACGTCGACGACCAGGACACAGCATGGGCCACCCCCGGCGCCAACTCCGACGGCCTCCAGCTCGAGATGGCCGGACGCGCCGGGCAGACGGTCGGCAACTGGGCCGACGTCACCTCCCACGCCATCCTCGAGCGCGCCGCACAACGCACCGCGACCTGGTGCCGCACCTACGGGATCCCTGTCCGCCGCCTCACCGACGCCGAGCTGGCCGCCGGCGCTCGCGGCATCATCGACCACCACGCCGCCACCAGGGTGTACGGCGGGACGCACTGGGACGTCGGCGAGCACTTCCCCTGGGCGTGGTTCCTGGCCCGCGTCCAGTACCTGGTCGGTGGCGCAGTCCACCCACCCCAGACCAAACCGTCTGTGCCGCCGGCTACCCGGATCCGCCTGGTCGTCGACGGCGTCTTCGGGCCACGATCTCGGGCCCGCCTCCAGCAGTGGGCCGGCGTGCGCATTGACTCCAACCCGCTGACCAAGGCGGACTGGGTCGCAGTGCAGAGGAAGTTCGGCGGTCTCAAGCTCGATGGCGACCCCGGCAGGAAGACGTGGACCCGGATACAGCGGGTCACCGGGGCGCACGTGGACAGCTGGCCCGGACCGGACACGTACCGGCACCTGCAGGCATACCTCAACTCGCACTAGGAGACATCGTGTTCAACTTCGTAGCCAGCTACTTCACTCCGGTCCGGCGCAAGTGGGCCAAGGACGTGTCTGAGAGGGTCGCCTGGACGGCAGCGGAGGTCGTCCTGTCCTATGTCGTCGTGTCCAGCATCGGCCTGCCCCAGTGGGCCGTGATGCCGGCCACCGCAGGAGTCGCGTGGCTAAAGGGTGTCGTCGCCCGACATGTTGGCGATCCGACCTCGGCCGCAATCGGCTAGCCATGCCTGACGAGGCACCTCCGCACCACAAACCACCCGGTCCGCACCAGTGCCCCTGGTGCGCCAACGGCCTCCCGCACCCGCCCCCCATCCGCGTCCACGTCCCACCGCAGCCCGAGCACTGACATGAAACACGACGACCAATGCGAACTCGCCAGCCCGCTGTACCGAGACTTGGGAGTTTTGGCCCTGTCTGTGAAGCGCGAACCTCAACACGTTGCCTCCGGGTGAGCGGTTGGAATCCTGGTCGTTCATGGCCGGGAGGATGTCAAAGTCGCAGGTGGTCCTTGAGCCGGGCGACCAGCACCTGGTCGTAGGTGTCGGCGGCCGGGTCGGCCACCGCGGCGACCACCTGCGCCCGCGGCGGCATGCCGCCTTGGCCGGCCAGCGCCCGGCGGGCCAGCATCAGGGTGACCAGGTTCTCGTCGGCCATCCCCGCGGCCCGGGCCCGGTCGGCCTGGGCTCCGGACTCGATGACCTGGGCGGCCGGCCGGGCCCCGGGAATGTCCGCCGGGGTCGGGGTCGAGCTCGCTGCGGTCGCCCGCTTGGGTCGCTCGCGTGCGGCCAGCAGGGCCCCGACCATGTTCACGATCAGCCGCCGCTCGGCGGCGTTCAGCTCGCTGGCGCGCTCGGGCAGGACGAACGGGGCCCGGACGGTCGCCTCCGACCCGTTGGCCGCCCGCAGCTTGCTGATCGGGATGCCCAGGGTCTTCGACAGTGCGGTCAGGGTGCCGGGGCGGACCCGCACGGACTGTCCGTGGGCGATCCGCGCGAGCTGGGAGTGGCTGATAGCCCCGTCGGTGCGCCGCGCCGCCTCTCGTCTCGACAGGCCTTTGCGTTCGAGGGCTGCGACGACCAGGTCCGCGACAGTCGGGGGTTCGTCAATGGGTGGCGTCGTGGGTGTGATCGGGTCCTCCTAACTTGGGCGGGAAAGGCTCCTGGCTGGCGTTTGCGCTGGTCAGGAGCCTTTCCCGTGGAGCCGCCTATCGGAATCGAACCGATGGCCTATTCATTACGAGTGAATCGTCGGCCGTTTCGCGTGGGTCCCTGACCTGCGGAAACCTAGTTTCTGAGCACGAGAACAATCCGTGCAGTGTCGCGGTTGTCCGTCATTGGCCGCGCCCGTGGGTGGCGTCGTGGGTGTGGGTGGGTGGCGCGAACACCGACGCGGCCAGCCCGTCGACGGCCGCCCGGACGATCCCCGCCCGCACGTGCGAGTACGTGTTCAACGTCACGCTGATCTGGGAGTGGCCCATCAGCTCCATGACCACCCGGGGGTGGATGTTCGCCTCGAGCAGCAGCGTCGCGACGGTGTGCCTGGTCCCGGCGTGCTGCACAACCGTTCGCACCCCCGCCGCGGCGGTCAGGGCGTGCCAGTCGGCCAGGTCCTGCTCGGGGCGCACCGGCAGGCCGGTCTTCCCGGTGAACACCCACCCGCCCGGGGCCCACGCCGGCCCGGCCACCAGGCGTTCGGCCAGCTGGGCTTTGCGGTGCTCGCGCAGCGCGGCCACCAGCTCGGGCGGGGCGGCGATGTCGCGGATCGAGTCGTCGGACTTGACCGGGCGCCGGACCATCCCGCCACCCTTGGCCCGGTGCGCGCGCGCCTTCACGGTGATGACCCCGGCGTCCAGGTCGACGTCGTCCCAGACCAGGGCCAGGACCTCACCCTGGCGCATCCCGGTCAGCAGCCCGATCAGCCACCGCACCCCGGACCGCCTGCTCGCGGCCGCGCCCACGATCTTGGTGACCTCCTCCAGGGTGTAGGAGTCGCCGCGCTGGCGGCGCACCGGCGGCGCGTCGACCACGTCCGGGTTCAACGTCGTGTAGTCCCGCGCTGCCACCCGCAGGGCCCGGCACAGGATCCGGTGGGCCTTCAGCACCGACGACGGTGCCAGGGGCGGCCGGCACGTCCCGCAGTGCCCACCCTTGGCGCCAGGGCAGTCCGCCCGCCCACACGGGCGGCCGGCGGCCATGACCGCGTACGCGGCCTCGAGGTGGTGGGCGCGCAGGGTCGTGTCGAGCTTGCGGCGCCCCAGCAGCGGGACCAGGTGGTGGGTGGTGATCGAGGCGTACGCGTCGTAGGTGTTCTCGGCCACCCGGCCCTTCGCGGACGTGGTCAGCCAGTACGTCAGCCACGCCCCCAGCGTCGGGGTCCGCCCCTGTGGCAGGGCCCCGCCGGCCATGTCGGCCTTCAACGTGGCCAGCAGCTCGTGGGCGACCCGCTCGCTGGGCGCGGACCGCTCCCTGGACCGCAGCCGGCCGCCCTCGTCGACCTTCTTGACCCGGGCGACCCACCGGCCGTCCGAGCTGCGCCGGAACACGGACCCCTCACCGTTGGAGCGCTTCAACGCCCGGCCGCGGGCCATCCTCAAACCCCGACGGCTTTGCATGCCGCGACGAGTTTCGTCGCGGCACTTATCCACGCACCGGTGGCGAAATAGAGGCCTGTGGCCTCGTCAGTCATAGACGCAGTCAGTAGCGAGCGAGCGTTGTCTCTGACCCCTACGTTCTTCGACCTAGATGCGTTGTCGTCGACCTCCTGGATCCTGCCCTGTGCCTCCCCGGTCGTCACCGTGCGATCGGCGATCTCGGTCAGCACCTTACGGAAGTGCCCGCAGGCGAGCTGGGCTGAGGCATCTGCCTTCGGCGCGACCTCTCCACATCCGGCCAGGATCAGTGCCGCCACAGCCACGGTGACGCAGGCGAGGGCTGGTTTCATCGGGACGCACTCACGTCTTTCCTGGGCGTTCGGGGGGAACCCTGCGGCCGCATGCCCCGCACCACCTCCAGTTTGATCTCGTCGAAGTCCTTGCGGAGCCCGGTGACGTTCGTCTGGATCGCGAGGACCGCAGCCAGCAGCTGCGCGTTGCTGACCTCGGTTGTCGTGGAGGTCTCGATCGCCGCGAGGTAGGCCGCGCTCTCCCACTCGGTGTCGATGGGTGGCGGGTCGGCCCCCATCGACACTGCCCTGATCGTTCCTGGTGGCCACCCCAGCGCCTCCTCGATCTTTCCCTGAGTCGCAGTCTTGGGCCACCGCTGCTCGAGCAGGAAGTCGCCGATGGTGCCAGTGTCCGTGCCGGTCCTGGCGATCAGGTCGGTGTTGTTCCATTTTCGGTAGGCCAGGACGGCAGCGACGGCACCGGTTGCCCGTCGCTGCCCCGTCGTCTGTGCCATCTTGTGGGCCTCGTTTCGACTGCATGCCTTGATGTTCCCGGAATCACTAGGGAACATCAAGAGGGACAAATCTGTACACCGGGGCAGACATCCGGGAATACAGCGGCGAAACTACGCGGCTGTCGCTGGCTCTCACCTGCGGAAACACAGATCTTCGTCACTCTTACCCGGTACTACTTGACACGTTCCCATGTGTTCCCTACAGTTCTGGGCATGAGCCTGAAGAATCTCACCGACGCAGAGAAGGCCGAGCGCACGCGCACCGGTGCCACGCTGCGGACGCTGCGCGAGATCCGCGGTTGGAAGCTCGGCACCTTCGCCACCGAGATCGGCATCTCGTATGCCTACCTGTCCAACATCGAGGCCGGCCGCAAGCCGCTGACCAACCAGATCCTCGCCAGGAGCGCACTGCTCCTGAAGGTCGAGCAGATGGCCATCACCCACCCGCGCAGCGAGTCGGCGGTCGCGTCGTGAACGCGCGCACGGCCGCCCCAGGCCTGGCGCCGCTGGCCTACACCATCCCCGAAGCCGCAGCCCTGCTCGGCGTCGGACGCACCACCGTGTACGAGCTGATCCGCTCCGGTGAGCTGGCTTCGATCCGGATCCGCCGCGGCCGCCGCGTCACCCGGGCCGCGATCGAGGCGTACCTGGCCGACCGCACCGCCGCCTAACCCCACCAAACACAAGGAGATCTCGTTATGGACCCAGGAACAGGCCGCCTGTACGCCTCACTCAGCGAGGCCCAGATAGCAGGCGTCACCAACGCCGTCCAGCTCTTCGGCCGCCACGAGGACATCGAGCGGATCAGCACCGCCGTGGCCTCCATGTGGACCCGCGAGCAGAAGGCCGCCCGTAACGCCAAGAACAAGGCCGCACGGACAGCACGCCGCAGCAACCGCTGACCCTCAGCACGAAACCGGACCCCGACCCGGCCCGCCTCCACAGCAGCCGGACCGGGGCCCGTAACACACAGAAAGGTTCGCACATGTTCCTCCACACAACGACCGACACCACCACCACCGGCGTCATCGCACGCCGTGTCGTGGCCGGCCGGTACACGATCCACCTGGGCGAGGTCCGCATCGGCCGCGTCTTTGGCGACTACGAGATCGGCTTCACCGCCTACGACAACGACGGTGCCACCCTGGGCCGCCACGAGTCCCTCCAGGACGCCATGGGTGCAGTCCATCTGGTCCACACTCCACGCCACCGCCCCGGTGCCGGCATGAGCACCCTCACTCCCGGAACGATCTTCGACACCCCATTCGAGCAGGGGTGCGAGGTCATCACGGAGCCAGACGAACAAGGCCGCTTCGATGCCTACGACTCCGAGCGGGTTGTGTGCAGCTTCTGCACCGTCATGGTCGTCGGCCACCCAGACTCGACGGCTGCCCCGGTGTCGGCATGACCACCACCAGCACCGTGCAACGCGCCGAGTCCGGCCCATGGGCCAACCCGGGCGCGGACCTGGTCCTGCGCGCCGACGCACCCCGCGAACAGTGGCTCGCGGCGCGGCGCCTGGGCATCGGCGGGTCCGACGCCTCCGTGATCGCCGGCGTCGGCTACGGCAGCAGGTATGCCCTCTGGCTGGACAAGACCGGCCGCGCACCCGAGGAGCGCGTCACCGAACAGATGCGCTGGGGGACCCTCATGGAGCCCGTCCTGCGTCAGGTGTTCACCGAGGACACCGGCCTGGTCGTGCACCGCCGGGGCCTGATGCGCTCCAAGACCCACCCCTTCCAGCAGGTCAGCCTCGACGGGAACGTGGGCGACGGGGGGATCTTCGAGTCCAAGACCACGAACTGGCGCCTGAAGGACCAGTGGGACGACGACCAGGTGAGCGACCACGCCGAGGTCCAGGTCCAGCACGGCCTGGCCGTCACCGGACGTTCGCACGCCCACGTCGTGGCCCTGATCGACGGGTCCAACTTCCAGGTCCGGCGCGTCGAACGCGACGACCACTTCATCGCCCTGCTCACCGAGATGGAGGAGGAGTTCTGGACCCGGTACGTGGTGGGCGACACCGAACCCCCGGTCGACGCGGCCGCGCTGCCGGCGATCAAGACCCGCTGGGCGCTGGTCGAGCGCGACCTCACGGTCGCCGACACCGAGCTCGTCGCCCCCCTGCTGGCTGACTTCCGGGCCGCCAAAGCCGCCATCAAGGCCGCGCAGGAGCAGGCCGACCTCCTCGAGGCGCAGGTCCGTGAGCTGATCGGGTCCGGTGAGGTCCTGGTCGCCGGGGGCCTGGCCTGGGCCACGTGCGTGGCCAACGGCACGTTCGGCCTGCGGCGGTTCACCGCCGAGCACCCCGACCTGGCCGCGGCGCTGACAACCAAGCCCGCGTTCGACCTGGACCGGGTCAAGACCGAACACCCCGACCTGTACGCCACCTACCGGGCGCGCGTGCTGCGCCCGATGACCACACCGAAGGAGATCTGACATGGGTGCCAACCTGGCCGAGCGCGTCGCGGGTAACGCCGTCGAACAGTCCAACCAGCCCACCATCGGGCAGGTCATCGCCCGGATGCAACCCGAGCTCGCGCGGGCCCTGCCCAAGCACCTGGACGCCGACCGGATGGCCCGCCTGGCCCTGACCCTGGTCCGCCGCGACCAGCTCGAGGCCTCCAAGACCGGCCGCCGCGACACCCTCGCGCGGTGCTCCCCGGAGTCGTTCGCCGGGGCCCTGCTGACCGCGGCCGCACTCGGCCTGGAACCGGGGGTCGACGGGGAGGCCTACCTGGTCGCGTACAAGTCGGAGTGCACCCTGATCGTGGGCTACAAGGGCATGGTGAAGCTGTTCTGGCAGCACCCGCTGGCTCAGCACGTCGACGCCCAGGCCGTATACGAGGCCGACGAGTTCGACTTCCGGAAGGGCCTGGACCCGTTCCTGAACCACAAGCCGGCGCTGCTGGAGGACCGGGGCAAGATCGTCGCGTACTACGCGGTCGCCAAGCTCACCACGGGCGCCAGTTCCTTCTTGGTGCTCTCTCCCGAAGAGGTCAAGACGCTGCGTAGCGGCAACGTGGGCCCGTCGGGGCGGATCCCTGACCCGCAACGGTGGATGGAGAAGAAGACTGTCCTGCGGCAGCTGTTCAAGCTCCTGCCGAAGTCGACCCAGCTGGTCCAGGCGTTGGAGGTTGACGAGCGTTCCGGGCGTGAGCTGCAGGCCGAGCTGGTCGACGCGCGCCGGCAGATCGAAGCCGCAGCAGCCACCGTGGGCCCCCCGCCGCCCGCGCCGGGCCCGCCTGCGGGGGTTGACCGGGTCACCGGTGAGGCCGGGGCCGGCTACCGGGCCGTGGACGACCCGGCCTCTGACGCGGACGCTGAGGCCGACGAGGCATGGCGCGCCGACGGTGGCGCGGCATGAAAAAGGACGACGTGGTTCGAGGCGAGCCGAAGCCCGGTGATCAGGCTTTGCACAAGAGCAACCAACTGGACTCACGGCCGGTTGCTCGGGTCGAGGGTCGTCTCGTCTGGATCCTCATCGGCGACACCGAGGCAGGGCCCTATCCCAGGGAGAACTACACCTACCACCGGACGCTTCGGGACAAGTCGTGAGCACCGACGTGGTTGGTCCGGTCAACGTCGTCCACTTCGGCCCCTTCGGCCGGGCCGGGTCCGTCATCTACACCCCGCCGGGGAACACCTGCGACCCCCGCTACGACGCGTGCACCAGCCACCACGTGGCCTGTGACTGCCGGGAAGCGGAGATGGCTGAGCAGCGGGCCGAGTGGCGTGACGAGTACAAGGGCGTCCAGGAGGCGTTCGACCAGGTCCTCGCCGGGCACTCCACGGCCATCATGGGCGCGCCGAACCCGTACACCGGTGAGAGCGACAACCCGTGCGCGTGCACCGGCTGCCAGATCGCCCGCCTGCTGGGCTACTACCCGCGGCGGGCGTCGTGACCACCGAGGTTGACCTGCGCACCCGCGAAGCCCTCGACGAGGGCCTGGACCAGCTCCGGCACGGTTGGACCCCGGCCGAGGTTGTCTGCGTCCTGATGGACGCCTACCTCTCAATCGAGGACCTGCGGGTCTGGTGCGACTCCTGCGACGAGGAGATAACGGGAGTTCCGGTCCGGGATCCAGTTGAGGCGTTGTGGCTGCCACGTGGGGGATCGCGGTTCTGTTGCCGTTGGTGCCTGGCCGTTTACGACGAGCGGCGGATCAGCGCAGCAGGAAACGGTGCGTCATGACCCTGCAGCAGTCCCTGGCAGGGGACCTCTTCTGGGGTGTTGTCAACGCCATCGTCCTGGTGTGGGTCGCCGTCGGCGTCCTGGCTCTGATCCAGCGGGTACGTCGACGCCGCACAGCTAGGGACGCTTCCACCTGCCAGATCGGCGCCTGCAGGGGCGCCCCGTACGCAATCTACGGGCGGCACCCCGCCGGTGCCATCATCGTCTGCCAGGGGCACGCCGAGGACCTCCAAGCTGCGGTTCGGCGACGCCGGGACGAGGCCGTGTACGACCAGGACCTAGACCCCGGGTCAGACATGGCGCTTTGGGACCGGGAGATGCAGTCATGACCGCCCTGGCCGCGACCACGTTCGAGGAGCTGCCGATCGGGGCGATCGCCCCGCATCCCCAGCAGGTCCGTCACGACCTCGGCACGCCCGAGCAGATGGATGAGATGGCCGCCAGCATCGCCGAGCTGGGGATCGTCGAACCGTTGATCGTGGCCCCGCCATTCTCCGCCAAGGGCAGGAAGACGTCGTGGCGGTACACCCTGATCGCCGGGCAGCGCCGCCTTGTCGGCGCTGTTGCCGCCGAGCTGACCACGGTGCCGTGCATGGTCCGCCACGACCTGGACACCCCCGCCAAGCAGCTGCTGGTGATGCAGATCGAGAACGACCACCGCAAGGGCCTGCGGGTCACCGAGCAGGCTGACGGTTACCAGGCGCTCTTCGAGCTCGACATGGCCCCGGCGTTGATCGCCAAGAAGCTCGGCCGGACCCGCGCGTTCGTCGAGGGCCGCCTGTCTATCTCCGGCCTGCCGGCGCGGGCCCGGGACGGGGTCGACCACGGCCAGCTGACCATTGCTGACGCGTTGGAGCTTGCGGCGTTCACCGACCCGGACGTGGTGGAGGACCTGGCGCGGTTCGTGGGGACCGCGTCCTGGGTGTGGCGGTTGCACGAGGCCAAGGGTGACCGGGACCGCGCCCAGGCCGCCAAGAACACCCCACCGAAGGGCCCAGCCAAACTGGTCGAGGACGTCCCGGCGCCGGCGACGGACGTGCCCACCGCAGTGGGCACCGACCCGGCCGACCCGGCACCCGAAGTGATCCCGGAGGGCCGCACCGCCCGCGCCGCACTACTACGAACCCTGGACACCGCCGCCCGGGTCCGCCACGCCCACCTCGCCAAAGTCATCACCGCCGGCGAAACAGACGTCGCCCTGGTCATCGCCCGCGCCCGGGTCACCCAGGCCGCCAAGGACGCCCTGTACGACCAGTCCGTCGTCGACCGGGTCCTATGCCCGGTCGGCCCGGACTACGTCGCCACCATCAAGGCGATGACCCTACCCCAGGCCGTCATCGCCCTGGACGTCCTGCTCGGGTTGGCCCGCGACGCCGACCTGGCCCGGTCTGCGTCCGCGTGGCGCCAGACCTCAACTGCTGGGTGGCGCCAGCACCTGGCCGCGGTGTTGGGCTACACGTGGTCGGCGGCTGAGGTTGAGCTGCTCGGGGATGACCCGTCGTGAACATCACCGAGGCCAGCACTGTTCTGGCGCTCCTGCACCACCTCGACGGCAGTCAGCTGCTTGACGAGCCCGATCTCACCGCGGACCTGGTCATCCTCCACGACCAGGCCGTGGTGAGGGCCGGCGGATCCTTCTCCCTCGACGAGGACACCCTGTGCGACACCCTCACCGAGGTCGCCCAACGGTTCGCGGACGCCGACTACTACAACGACGAGCCTGCGCGCCCCATCGAGAACGTGCCCGTGGGCGGTGACCGCCTATGAGCACCAACGAGATCCAGGTCGACGACACCGTGCGCATCGGCAAGGGCACGGTGCTCTGGCGTGTCCACAACTTTTGGACACACACCCCAACCGGCACACGCTTTGCGGCTCTGAGAGGCGGCGGCGGGTACTCCACCACCAGCGTCACCCTCGACCGGCTCACCGTCGTCACCAAGGCGGACCAGTCATGAGGATCACCGGCCACCACGCGCGCACCGGAGTCCCGTTCGTCCGGACCTCCTGCAAGATCCTCGGCGACAAGCAGATCGACACGTTCGAGGCGATGCTCGCCATGACCAGTCTCAAGCCCCACGAGCTCGTCGCCGACATCGTGCTCGCCGCGATCCAGAAGGGTCAGACGGATCCCAAGGTGCAGCAGGTCGAGGCGTGGCTCAAAGAGAGCCGTCAAGGCCGGGACCCGATCGGGCTGTACGTCGTCAAGGACGTGGCCACACCATGAGCACCCCTATGACGCATGGCCCATTCCAGGTGTCCGCGCTCGTCGATCTGGCTGGGCCAGAGCACCCGGCATTCGGGGCGTTCGCGTTCTTCGACCAGCCCTGGGTCGAGGACGCCTTGTGCGCCCAGACCGACCCAGAGGTTTTTTTCCCCGAGAAGGGCGGCTCGACCCGTGAGGCCAAAGCCGTCTGCGCTGCGTGCTTCGTGGCCGCGGAGTGCCTCGACTACGCCCTGACCGCCGGCGAACGTTTCGGGATCTGGGGCGGGTCCTCCGAACGCGAACGCCGCAAGCTCACCGGCACCACCGCCCACACACAACGTGTAACCAACCCTCGCCTACCCGAAAGGACCCCTCCCGTGCCCACCATCACAGTCCTGCTCATCCCCGCGGACCCCGACCAGCCCATCACCTGGTTGGACATCGACTGGGGCCTGGAAGCGTTCCAGCACCTGGTCGGCGGCCAGGTGCAGGTCGTCCCCCTGAACGTCCCCGGCACCAACCTGTGGTGCAACGAAGACACCACCGGCCTGAACCTGGCCACCAACGCCCGCGCCACCACCCTCTACCACGAAGCCGGTGGCATGCCCGGGGTCGACGTCCTAGGTGACACGTTCGTCACCGGACGCGCCGACGCCGACGGCGAAACCCTCGGCGTGACCTTCGCCCAGGCCCAGCTGCTCCTGCCCGAGGCACCGCCGTCATGAGCACCATCGAGATCACAGCAGCGACCAAGGTGACGATGTTGAAGCAACTGGTCGCGGGCAAGGACCTCGAGTTCGTGGCCACCACCACGAGGGTGCCCCGCGACACCGTCCTGGACATCGTCTCCAACCACGGTTACCCCGACCACGACCGCATGGGCTGGGCGATCGACATGCTCATCCAGGGCGGCGACAGCATCCCGGTCCGCCCGGCCGACAACCACCGCGGCACACCCCTGGACCCGGCCGCTGTCCAGGCGATCGCCCGAGCCAATGCACAGTCAAATGGGCAGCGCCCCAACCCCCGAGCACCCGGCTACGCCCTCACCCCACCAGCGCCCACAGGCCGCCCGGCACACACCTCGGTCAGCGAGCTGCTGCACCAGGCTGGCGAGTCCGACCTCGCCCGCACCCGGAACCTGGGCGCCAAGATCAGCGCCCTCCTGGCGGACCTCACCGAACGCCTGGTCGACGAGCAGGAAGCCCACGAAGCCAAGGTGGCGGCTGAGAAGGCCGCGGCCGCGGTTGCCGCGCGGATCGCCGTCCTGCAGGCCGAGATCGCGAAGCTGAAACGGCGACCGGTCAGGACCACCATGGTGGCCGGGCCGGGTCGGTCGAAGACCCTGCCCCGCAACGCGCACCCCGGCGTGCACCCCTGCGCTGTCGTTGGCTGCGCCCGGACGTTCGACACGGCCCAGGGCGCCGCACTGCACCAGCGGCGCGCCCATGAGGGGTACAACCCGAACGCCGGCCCAGCATGAGGACAGACGTCGTCAGGGTTGTCAGCTACTGCGCGTGCGGGTACGCGACCAAACCCTGCTCCCCCTCCCAGGCCGCGTACTCGTTCGGTCGTCACTCCTGCGACAACCACCGCGAACGGGTAGCCCGCCGGCAGCGGCGCCTCGACCGGCTCGCCGCGTCTGGTCCCGAGCAGCCCTGCACCCACCCGGCGGGGCACGTCCACGGCACCTACGTCGCCTATGTCATCGACCTCTGCCGGTGCCGCCCCTGCCGCGACGCCAACCGTGCCTACGAGGCCAGCCTGACCAGGCGCACCATGTACGGCCACGCCGCCTACGTCGACGCCGCACCGGCCCGCGCGCACATCGAAGCGCTCACGGCCGCCGGGATGGGGCTGAAACGGATCGTCGCCGTCTCCGACATCTCCCAAGGCCTGCTCTGGAAGCTCATCTACGGCAAGACCCGCCCTGACGGCACCCGCACACCCTCCAAACGGATCCGCCCGGTCACCGAGGCCGCGATCCTTGCCGTGAGGCTCGACCTTGCCGCCGGCGCCCGCATCGACTCCGCCGGCACGGCCCGCCGGATCCAGGCCCTCGTCGCGGTCGGCTGGTCACAGTCCCAGCTCGCGGCCCGCCTGGGCATCGGCCGGTCCAACTTCACCGCGATCGCCCAGGGCCGCACCGAGGTCACCGTGGCCCGCGCGAAGGCCGTCTCGGCCCTGTATGAGCAGCTGTGGGACCAGGTCCCTGAGCACGAGCAGTGGCGGGCACACATCGCCTACAGCCGCTCCCTGAACTACGCCGCGGCCGCCGGGTGGGTTGTTCCGATGGCGTGGTCGGAGGAGACCATTGACGACCCGGCCGCGCGCAGGCCCCGCAGGGCGCGTCGATCTGCTCGAGCGGATGGAACTCACCGGTCCGCGGCGCAGCTGGCGGCCGCCTCATGATGCGCACCCTGCCAGCGAACGCGGCGTGGGGGCAGGTCCGGCACATCCCGCATCTGAGCTACCGCCAGTTCGACTACTGGACGAACAAGAACTACATCTGGGCGTCGTGGGCGCCGGGGTCGGGCAACCCGCGGACGCTGCCGCCCGGCGAGGTCGCCGTCGTGGAGGTCATGGCCGCGCTGGTCCATGCCGGGGTGGTCCCGGCCGTCGCGGCTGTCCTGGCCCGCGAGCTGGCCGGGGGTGGGGTGGGGACGCTGGGGGCGTTCCAGGTCACCCGCGCCAGCAGCGCCCAGGGTGGGGTGGGCCGGTGAGCGAGATGGTCTGCATCAGGCGGCCGCTTTCGACGTGGACGTCGTGCCGGTGCCCGCCGTGCCGGGCGTTGACCCACCGCCTGGTGAAGCTGGCCGGTGCGGGTGCTTTGCCACGCCCGGACCCAGCCGCCGCGTGGGCCCGGATCGACGCGTGGACTACCGCGGGGTACTCACCGGCGTGGATCAGCACGGCGTGCGGGCTGCAGCCCCGCAACATCGAGTCGGCGCTGACTGAGCGCCGGGCCGGGCACGTCCGCAAGCTCGGCGCGAAGGCCGCGGCCATGGTCCTGGCCGGGGACATCCGTGCGGGTTCGGCCGGGTTCGGGCCCACCCTGGGTGCGCGCCGGCGCCTACAGGCCCTGGCCTGCCACGGCTTCGACACCAGCAGGCTCCAGGCCTTGTCCGGCATACATTTTGTGACCCTGGCTGCGATCCGCCGCGGCGCCACCACGAGTGTGTCCGCGGCCCACCACCGCACCATCGTGGGCCTGTATGAGGGCCTGTGCGGGCAGTTCGGGACCTCCGGGGCGGCCAGGGCGCGGGCCGCGCGCCTGCGCTGGGTGCCGCCCTGGAGCTGGGACGACATCGACGACCCCGGCGAGCACCCTGCGCGCGGAAACGCGTTACACGTAACCCGTAGCGACCAGGTCCTCGACCAGGTCGCGGTCACCCGCGCCTGCGCCGGTGAGCGGGTGGGTTTGACTGTCGCTGAGCGCACCGCTGCGATCACCATCCTGGCTGCTCGTTGCTTGTCCGACGCGCAGATCGCCGCCCTGCTGGGCTGCACGGACCGGACCGTGGCCAGGCACCGGGCGGCCCACCACATCCCCACCCGGTGGCACGCCGCATGACCCCCGTTGCCACGGCCCTGGCGTTGGCCCACCCGACACACCCCGCCCAGGGGCGTACCGGGTGGGTCCTTGACGCGGCGTGCGCGGGCCAGCACGAGCTGTTCGACACCGCCGCGGCCCTGCCGGTCAACGCGAGCGCGACCCGCGTCCGGGCCCACGACCGGGCGGTGGCCGCCGCGCGGGGCATCTGCCATACCTGCCCGGTCCGGCGAGCCTGCGAGGTCGCCTCCATGGGCGTCTACGAGGGGTTCATGGCCGAGCTTACGGAGGCCGAGCGCGACACCCGCTGGTACGCCACCAGGCACGCCGGCGGGCCGCCCAAGACCGACGATCGGGAGGTCTGATGGCACGCGAGCACGCCCGGTTACTCACCAGTATTTGGGGCGACGAAGACTGGCTTGCCCTAAAAAGCTCACACCAGATTTTGTACCTAGCCTTGTGCGCTTCACCTGACCTGTCCTGGTGCGGCGTACTTCCTTTGGTCCCCCGCCGACTTGCCGACGTTTCTTCCGACATGAGCGAGGCCAAAGTCCGGGTCGGATTCGCCGTCCTGGAGTGCTCCAGGTTCATCGTCACCGACCGTTCGACCGCTGAGATCCTGGTCCGCACCTACGTCCGGCACGACGGGATCCTCAAACAGCCGAACGTGACAAAAGCAATGGTCAGAGCGCTAGGCCGGGTCCACTCACCGGTCCTGGCCGAGGCCATCAAGACCGAGCTGGCGCGCGAGCTCAGGGCCGACCCGGACGCCGCCGGGTGGCGGATGATGCGTGACAAGTTCGGGGTCCTGTTCGCCGACCTCACAGCCAGACCCTTACGCGAACCCATCGGGGAACCCTTCGCCGAACCCATGTCCAACTCCCTTCCCCCCTCACCCCTCCCCCCTCCCCCAACTACACCTGAACCGCCTTTCCATCATTCGTCCAGTTCCGTAACGCGCGAGCTCAGAGCGACCCGATGAGCCCCCCCACCCGGGCCCAGCTCGAAGCCCTCACCGCCCTCCTGGGCCAGCTCCGCCACGACTGGGACACCCCCGGCATCCGCGCCGCCCTGGCCCGCGCCGCCCACCTCGGCACCGCAACCGACATCGCCATCGCCGCCTGCCGTATCGCCGCCAACCCCGACGCCCACACCCCCGGCCTCATCCCCCAGCCCGGCACCCACTGGCAAGGCACCACCACCGGCCTCCGACCCGCCCCGATCATGTGCATCCGCCACCCCGACCAGAACGCCGGCCACTGCCTCAAATGCTTCGCCGCGAGAAGGCCCCCACCCGCCTCATTCGCAGTCCCGAAACGAGAAGCCCACGCACAAAACCCCGCCCCCCAGGAGGCCCCAGCATGACCAACGACCGGGCAATCACCACCGACCTCATGGTCCGCCTGCGGCGCCACTACATCAAACCCGGAGACCCCCTACCCGGCGGCATCTTCGTCCCCGAAGTCGGCTTCAACGGCGGCGGCACCCGCCGCTGCGACGCCATCTACGTCGGCTTCACCGGCGCATCCGGACGCCAGCTCATCGGCCACGAAGTCAAAGCCTCCCGCGCCGACTGGCTCACCGAGCTCGCCAAGCCCGGCAAGGCCGACGCGTGGGCCGACCAGTGCCACGCCTGGTGGATCGTCGCCGCCCCCGGCGTTGTCAAGCTCGACGAGCTCCCCAACGGATGGGGCCTGCTCGAGCCCGGCCCAAAGACCCGGACCCGGATGGTCGTCCGTGCCCACGCAACCAACCACCCCGAACGTGTCCCATCCTGGCTGGCCGTCCGCTCGGTCATGTCCCGCTTCGACACGCTGCGAGCCGAAACCATCGGCGCGGCAAGGTCGAAAGCCCACCAGGACGCGACGGCCCAGGTCGACGAGCGGGTCGACCTGGAAGTCGAGTATCGGATGCGCGGCCGCGCCGACGCCGTGGCCCTCCAGGCCAAGCTCGACCAGATCGAGAAGGCCCTCGGCGCCACCATCGATGTGAACGCCCATTCCTGGTGCCCGTCCGGGACCCTGACCCTGACCGACCTCACCCGCGTCGGTGACGCCGCCCGAGCCGGCCGCAAAATACATGAAGCCCTCGCCGAACTGGCCCGCCCCTACCACACACCCCTGGCCACCGTCCGGGGCCAGCTGGACCGGCTGCAAGCCGCCCTGGACGCCTGCCAGGACCTCGCAGTCGCCACGGTCGGACAGGCATCATGACCGGCGTCGTACCGGTGGTTGAACCAGGCCCCCCAACCACCCATGAAACCGAGAACCATTCCCAAGTACGGGCCTGCCGCGAATGCGGCTGCACCGACGACTACGCCTGCGCCGGCGGCTGCTGGTGGCACGACCTCGACCCGACCGGCTTCAAGGGCGGCCCCCTGTGCTCCCGCTGCGCCCGCATGGGGTTCAAATGAGCGCCCCGGTCCGGATCCAGCTGCGCCGCACCAAGGGCTGGCGCAAGCCCGAGGGTGCCGTCGTCGTGAGCCGGCCGACCAAATGGGGCAACCCGTTCGCCTACCACGATCGCATGGGCGGCCTCGTCCACTACGGCCCTCGACACCTTGAGCGCTTCGGGCGCGAGTGGGACTTCGAGGGCAGGATCAGCGCGAACGGCACGCACCATGACATGTGGTACTCCCCAGACGACATCATCGAGACGCACGTCCGGTGGGCAACGCGTGCCGAGGTTGTCGAGCTGTTCCGGCTCACACTCACCGCGCCGACACCGGGGATGCGGATGGCGTACCCGACCCGGGCTGGGCACTTCGCCGAGTTCCAGTTTCACGAGATCCGCGCTGATCTCGCGGGCAAGGATCTCGCCTGCTGGTGCCCGCTCGACCAGCCGTGCCACGCCGACGTCCTACTCGAGCTGGCGAACCAGTGAAAGCGCTGACGATCTATCAGCCGTGGGCCACTCTCATCACCCTCGGGGTCAAGCGGATGGAGACCAGGTCCTGGGACACCAAGGTCCGCGGCCCCGTCGCGATCCACGCCGGGCTGGCGTGGCCGTGCCGGCTCGGGCAGCGGGTCGAGGTCGGGCCGTATGAGGTGGAGCGGGACCAGTCCGGCCTGCTGCTACGCGGTCCGTTCATGGCCTGGCCCTACCGGCTGCCCATGGGCGCCGTCGTGGCGATCGGGGACCTGTTCCAGACCCGCTCCACGACCAACCCCGAGCACTGTCCTGACGACTGGGAGCGGTCCCTTGGCGACCACTCCCCGGGCCGGTTCGCGTTCTCGTTCGCGTCCATTTCCCGGATGGTCGAGCCGATCCCCGCAGTGGGTCGCCAGCGCTTCTGGGCCTGGGACATGCCTGCCGGCCTGGTCCTGCGCGCCGTCGCCAGGCTTGCCGTGCCGCCCTCGCGGCCCGTCGTGGACGTGCCCGTGGCCGGTGACCACCTATGACCACCAAGGGCATGCCCACAGGAGACCAGCTCGAGCAGGTCTTCCACGCCGCACTGACCGCCGGTGACGCCGAGGGTGTGGAGGCCGCGCTGACCGTCATGGTCGGTGTCGACCCCCGCCGGGCCGCGCGGTTGTACGACGACCTACGGACCGCGGTGCGGGTGGCCCCGTTCATCGAGGCCAAGCCATGAGGTCCACGATCACCACCTCCGACTACCGGGCCGCGCAAGCCCGGGCGATGTCCGAGGACGAGCTCCTGGCCACCATCCGCGAGATCGCCGTGACCCTGGGCTGGCGTACGTACCACACGCACCGCTCTGACCGCTCCGAGCCGGGCTGGCCTGACCTGGTTCTGGTCCGTGACAGGCGGCTCCTGATCCGGGAGCTCAAGTCGATGACCGGCCGCGTCACCCCCGCGCAGGACGAGTGGCTGACCGACTTGGCGATCGCTGGTGTTGACGCCGGCGTGTGGCGGCCCATTGACCTTCTCTGCGGCGTGATCCTCACCCAGCTGTCCGAACCCGGCCTAATCGTCACCACCTGCACCAACCCCGCCCACAACCAGCCCAGGAGAACCCCATGACCACCACCACCACGACCCCCGACCTTGACACCTGCGACGCCACCACCTGGCTCACCCACCACGGCATCGTCATCGACCCCACCGGGCACGCGACCCTGTTCAAAGCCGTCAACAACAACTGGCAGGCGAGCCGCGGGACCCGTTGGACCTACGCACCAGGGACCACGGTCACCGCCGACGACTACCAGCCGACCCGCGAATGCGGTCACGGCCTGCACCTGGGCGCGACCCCTTGGCGGGCGCGCGCCTACCACACCAACGCCACTAAGTTCGTCGCCGTCAGCGTCGACGTCGCCGAACTGATCCCGCTCGGCGACAAAGCCAAGGTCAAGCAGGTCAAGGTGTTGCACGAGGTCGACGCCACCGGGGCGCCCATGTCGTCGCGGATCTCCCCGGTGCTGGCCGGCTACTGGGCCCGCCTCGCTGACCGCTGGGACGACGGAGACCACGCCCTGCTGCCGTATGCCGCCCGGATCAGCCACACCGACAGTGACGGCCAGGACGGCGCACGCAAAGCCCTGGCCCGCCAGGTGTTGCTGACCGACCTCCTCCCGGCGTGGCTGCACCTGGCTGGGATGGACGACCAGATCCCGGCCTTGAGCGCCGTGTCAGCTGGCACCGACGCGCAGGTCCGCACGGCCCTGTACAAGGTCTCCGACCAGGCCTGGGACAAGCGCAACGCGTCGCTGGAGTCGCTGCGGGCCAAGGTCCGCGAAGCCCTGGCCAACCGGCCCGTTGCCGATGCCGTTGCCGATGCCGCTGCCGCTGCCGCTGCCGTTGCCGATGCCGCTGCCGTTGCCGATGCCGCTGCCGCTGCCGCTGCCGCTGCCGTTGCCGATGCCGCTGCCGTTGCCGATGCCGTTGCCGATGCCGATGCCGATGCCGCTGCCGATGCCGCTGCCGCTGCCGTTGCCGTTGCCGTTGCCGTTGCCGCTGCCGATGCCGATGCCGCTGCCGATGCCGATGCCGATGCCGATGCCGATGCCGCTGCCGCTGCCGTTGCCGTTGCCGTTGCCGCTGCCGCTGGGGGCGGCTACTGGGCGCAGCGTGATGCCGCGTACAAGGCCGCCCGCCAGTACTACCGCGACCACCCCCTGGCCATCAGCGCACAGGTCCGCGACCTCGCCGCAACGCAGCGGGCCAGCGGCCTGAGCCTGCTGGTCGCGATGATCGACCCGTCCGCGGTGCAGGCATGAGCACCGCTCAGGAGCGCGCCGAAGCCGACCTTGACGACGCCGACCGCTACCCATTCGGCATCGCGATCACGGTGCCCACTCCTGGGGTCACGATCGCGATGGCGACCGTCTACGGACCGGCCAACGACACAGCCCTAGCCGAAGCCAACGCCACGATCGAGCGGGTCCGGGCGCTGCTCGGCGACCGTGACGGGGCGCTGTGGGCTGTCCGTGGTGTTCGTGAGGCCGACATCCGCGCCGCGCTGGACACCCGGTGAGTCACGGGACGTGCCGGGACTGCGGCGGCTCGTTCCTGTGGGCACGCACCCCCAAAGGCGCCCTCATGCCCATCGAACCAACCCGCCGCCAGGACGGTGACACCACCGCGAACGTCGCCGCCTACCGGACCGGCGCCGGTGGCGTGTTCGCCCGCGTCCTCAAAGACGGCGAGGTCCCGGACGGCAACGAGTGGCGCACCGTGGCCCACGTCGTGGTGTGTCCCGCCGCTGTACAGGCCAGGGCGGCCCGTAAGGGCGCGCTCAATGGTGTGATCCCCTTCCCCAGTGCTCGGGCCCGAAGGCGCCGCGCCAACGGGGTGAGCCCGCCGTGAATCTCCTCGGGTTCAAGGCGCAGAACCACCCGCAACAGACCCTGTCCTCAGAGCCAACGCGCGACGTTGACGACTATGCAACCCACCCGAGGCACTTCGAGACCTACGCCGAGCGATTCGGTGAGTTCACGCTCGACGTCGCCGCAGCGGCGCACAACACGAAGTGCGAGCGGTTCTTCGACCGAGCGACGGATGGGCTCCGGCAGTCATGGGCCGGCGAGCATGTCTGGTGCAACCCGCCCTACTCCGCGATCGAGCCGTGGGTCCGCAAGGCATGGGTTGAAGCGCCCGGGACGCGCGGCATCGTCATGCTGCTCCCGGCCACCCGCACCGAGCAGAAGTGGTGGCAACGGCAGGTCGAACCCCACCGTGACCGCCCCGGATCCGACTTCTGCGTCGAGTTCCTCCCCGGCCGGATGCGCTTCATCAGGCCAGGCCAACTCGATGTCGGGCCCCACGAGCGCCCCCCGTTCGGATGCTGCTTGCTCATCTGGGAAGGGGTGAGCCCGCCGTGATGACCCTGGTGCAGCTCGCCGAGTACTTCCGCGACCAAGCGGTCGAGTGGGCTGACATCGACGCCGACCAGTCCACCCTGTGGACCGCGCTGGCCGGCGACGTCGACGACTACCTGGGCACCAACGACGACACGGTCCTGCCCGGGTTGCTGCCGTGAAACTGCTCGAGGCGATCGCGTTCATCCCGCTGCTCCTCCAGGACCGGGCCGACGAGCTGCGCGAGGAGGTCGACGCCGACCGCTACGCCGGCCAGCAAGCCGGAATCCGCGACGAGGATCTGGCCCGGTGCGGGGACCTGCGGCTGGCCTGGGCCGACCTCCTCGACGTCATCGCCGACCCCCGCCGCCGCCGATGAGCGTCTGCCGAGAGTGTTCGCGGCCGGTGATCTGGGCCAAGTCGGTCAACGACGTGGCCATCCCACTGGACAAGGAGCCCAGCATCGTCGGCAATATCCGGCTGCTCGCCGGGATCGCGCACAAAGTCCCACCCTCGGGGCTGCCGATCGAGGACGACGACGCCTGGACTTGCCACCTGGACACGTGCACGAAGAAACGCACCTTGGCCGCCGTGACGGACGCGCGCCCGCGGTGCGGGTCGTGCGGGCTGGTCATGGACCCCCTGTGTGACCCCGGCCAGACCACCCACCCCTGCTGCTGAAAGGCCCCACCTGATGAGCGAAACACCCACCCCACACGCCGACGAGCGCGGCTTCGTGTTCGCCACGTACCCGCCGGTGCCGGTCGAGCCGCCCGTGCCCATGCCGACCGCGGTCCGTGTCGGTCCAGTGACCTACCGGGTCACCACCGACCCCGACGACTGGGTGCGCGTCGAGCACAAGGTCCAGACCAAAGGCGACTACGGCCACACCCTGAACATCGAGGCCACGATCTACATCAACCCCGAAGCAACACCCGACGTGCAACGCGTGACCCTCTGGCACGAGGTCATGCACGCCCTGTGCACGGCCGTCATGGGCTCCCCCGACTGGCGCGGCCTCGGCAAGAAGAAGGACGCCAGGGAGGAAGCCGTCGTCTCAATGCTCGAGTCGCCGATCGTCCTGGTGCTGCGGGACAACCCGGGCCTGGTCGCGTACCTGACCGCCGTCCCGTGAAAACCCGCCAGGTCGGTTGTCGCATGTCGCGTACCACAGGTGACACCTTGTGCGACACTCAGGATCAGCACCCAGGCATCTGGGACCACCGCGCCCCCACCGTTGCCCGACGGCCCGCGCTTTCGGAAAGG